CGGGGATGGGATCTCCACCAGGCAGGTCAGCGAATCCGCCGTCATAATAGGTCTTTTTAACTTCTTCCCAAACCTTTTGAACTTCTGGTATTTTGTCGCCTATCGTTGGTATATTTTTCGATATCTCCAGCACGAAGCCGACAAATGTTTCATCTTTAAGATCTTCAGGTACGAAGTTTACCAACGCAGGTGGAATTTCAGCTTCTATGAATTTCCCCATAAGATCTTTTGGTATCAACTCAACTATCAAGCCAGCACCGCTCTCTGCTGCTTTTGCGACTTTTGCGGTGGTCTTGGCGGTTTTCACAGCAGTTGTGGCTTTGCGAGCATTCTTCGCGCTTCCAAGAACTTTAATCATAGTCCTACCAGATTTCCATTTCGCAGCAGTACTCGCGGCTTTTGCTGCCTTGGCCGCGGTCTTACCCAGTTTACCGGCTTTTGCAAGTCCGCCGACTATTGGAATCATAGCAAATAAATCAAAAAGTGCCCAAACATACTTGCCTCTGGAGACATTCATTATGAAGCTAAGGAAGGTGGCAATCTCTCCAATGAGTACAACAGGGGGGAAAGGGACTGTTGTCCCTACCCCAAGCACATCTAACACCATCTGAGCGTTGTCGAGAAGCCTGCTGGTCGTTTTAGGGTCGCCTGTTTCGATGGCTTTTTGTATTCTGTCTGGACCGGGAGGACCTACTTTCTTCACTTTCCCTTGTTCCAAAAGCAATAGGTCCATCTCTAAATCAATGTCGTGTTCAGATATAATAAAGGAAGAACGACTTCGTTCCCTCAGCATCAAATCCAGTCCTTGATCTATGTCGCTTTCAGTTATAACAAGTTTATCAGCCACGGCAAAGTTCTCCTAGGTGTAAATAGTTTTGAAAAGGAAAAAGAACCAAAGCCTTTATTGTCGACCGGATGAGTTGCGTTTTTTTGCCGACTCCTCTTGGTGCTTTCTTTGATCTTCGAACTGTTGCACCAAGCGCTTAAGAAACCACTCGCGAATAGTTATTGGAAGATTATATGCCTCCACGAAAGACCATCTTCCGTGATGCTTCAATAAAAACAATTGTTCATAGACATCGGCGATGTAATTATTCCCTAAGCCAAAAAAAGTCGACCGACATCGGGATTTCGACCTCCTGCTCGTGAGAACACGCTGGACATTTAAAATTCTGCCTCATATTTGGACCTGGAGAAAGCCTTGAATACGCGGAACGAATGTATCGCGCCTCAAATGCAGTAACATGCTCAACGAAGATCTTTCGAAACTCTGTTTCGCTATGGCCATTGACCGACACAACTATCAAACTAAGCTGATCCATGTATCCAGTATTAACAGCATTCTTTTTTTCTGACGCCTTTCTAAGTCTTTCGACAAGCATGTTCTCATCTTTTGAATCCAAAAGTCGGACTTCCACATCAATCCCTGTCTTTGGGGTCTTTATGATAAATGTACCATCTCCAGTTGGTTTAACATCATATTCGCCATAATCGTCGCCATGATATACTTCGATCTCTGATAAGTCAAATGTGGTCTCCGCAGGCTTGTCACAGGAAGGACAAGTCATTCTTGTTTTGTATTCTTCTCCGAAGCCATTGATCCTAGAAGCAATCATTATTGCTGCCTTGTCGCCGGCAAGCAAAGAATCAACCTTAATCGCCTTATCAACAATGACATTCTGGATAAGGCGATCTAGCGCCACTCCCTTCTTAAGAAGAGACGGAGAGGTGAGAATATCTTCATCTCTCGCCGTCATGAACTTAATTTCAATTGTCTCCTGTCCGTGAAGCGGATGATCCACGGGATAAAACTCGCCTTGTGATGGCAAGTCCACCAACTCTGTTGGTGTTGCAAAATCCAGAAATGAATTTTGCTGCGGCGCTGGTTCGACTGGAGGTGTCGAAATGCGCTTACTGTTGTCTCTCATATTAACCTCTTGTTATGAAATTTAAATTAATTAAATCCTCTCACTTTTAATACATCGATATCTGGGCCATATTCGCCAGTCGAGTCGGCGCACTCAGTGAAAGTATTGACAGCTAATTTAGGAGTGCTCATTCTAATGTTCTTGTATTCCCAAACTATAGTTACTGTAGTCATGCTCCCATCAGAATAGTCTAAGTCTCCAAAATCTATGCTCACCGGAATTGGCTGAAGCAACTCAAACATTTCTATCATATTTCCGTATGCATCTAGCTGCTCTACTCTGACTGTCCCAAAAAGATCTGCCAACGATGGGCCGGCCAATCTAGGAAAACCATAGCCTCCGGAGGCGGCGGCGAGCATAGACATAAGCGATTTAGCAAGGTGCGGCTCAACTGGATCGACCAATGTCATAGTAATGGGCTGAAAGTCTATCAGATCTCCCTGATGAATGTCTGGAAGCCAAGAGCCTAGATAGTACTCATCTTTTCCTAATATGGGATTGTTAAGTTTTGGCTTGTCAACCGTCTTGGCATACCACACAACAGGAGAACCCATGCCGCCTTGGTCTTCTGGAAGCGCGAGGCCATCTATTGTGACCCTAAAGCGATATTTCATCGCTGGATCGCGGGTTCTATCGCTTGTCCAAAAGCCGGCTGTCATAATAACACTCTACTAACTGCCTACGCCAAAGAATGGTCCCTTTGTGACGGCGCCGTCCCTGATGGACTCAAACTGGGCCCAATCATATCTAAATACAACTGAGATCTCTGTCATTTCGTCGCTGCTATAGTCCAATTGGCCAAACTCAATGGATTTCATCCAAGCGTGTTTAAGAGTCCAGGACTCCAACTCGTTTCCGTTTTCATCAATCATGAATATCTGAACATCATTAGAGTCCGACGATGGACCGAGAGCTTGCGTTGATGTCAACTTTGAAGGAGATGACATGTCTGAGGCTGCTGAAGTCCCGGCGGGTATTCTATATCCCGCGTTCGACAGCGCTTCAACTAAATCTCCGCCCAAATCCGGTTCGACCGGGTCGACAAAAGTTATAGTAATCTCGCTCCACTCTGCCCTTCCCGGCCAATAGTAAGTGTGATTCAGATAGCTATGTGTGGCCTCCGTAAAGGATAGCGTTGGGCGCTGCGCTGTTTTCGCGTACCACAGAACCCCAGATTGGCCAAATTGAACCTTAAATCTAAAAGCTCTTTTTGGATCTTTTGCTGGGGATTGAGTCCAGAAGGTGCCCTTGTTGCCGCCTTGAATTCCTGTTGCCATCTTATGCTTTCTCCTTAAATCCTTTCATAGTAAATAGTGTCGGAGACAGAAAAGCCCCCTTTATTTCGTTAGTCTTCGAACGATGCTCCCGATCTTGTGATGATAAAGTCAATTGCAATGAACTCGATAGCACGGGTTGGCTTGATAAAGATCTTGGCATACATGATGTTGCGGTCAACCAGATCAGGCGTGGTGGTTGTTTCATCAAGAATAACCTTGAAGTCATCAACACCGAACCGAACCTTGACATCAGAGAGGAAGTTCTCTGCTCTACTCTTGAATCCATTCCAAGTGTCGCGGACATTTGGTTGGAAGAGCGTGGTCGAGGCGATTTCGGAGATTCCCTTCTTGACATAAATCAACAGTCGTCGCACATTGATGCGATCCAGCGCTGATCTAGATGCTTGAAGTGTTTTTTGTCCGAATACAACGATTCCCTCTGATGGGAAGCTTGCGATTGGGTTAATGTTTACATCATAGAGGTCGTCTCGATTACGAGAAGTCAGCTTAGTCTCGACATTCAACACAGGAAGGCCGCCGGCGCCTTGAGATAGGCCACCTCGCTGGAACCCTGCGGGAGCGAACCAGACATCTGCTGCTTTCTCGGTGTTTGCGAGAACACCCATGGCTACGACAGATGGAGGAACCTTGACAAAGGAGCCGTTTATGTCGTCACGGACAGTGACCCACGGATAATAAGCGCAACCATAGCTGCTATTCAGGTTACGATCTTTGATGTTCGAAATAACGGCATCGAGATCTCCCTGCCTAGAAGCAATTGCGGCGTTACTTTCGTGTCGTGGAGTGTAGCCCCCCTTGAGATCGATGACAGCAAGAGCATCCGCTCTAGATTGGCAGACATCGATGAGATGCTTCGTAAGGCCTTGATTGTAGAGACCAGGCACTGTCATCAAGTTACATGAAAGAACTTCTGGGTCTGCAACCATATCGATTGCCCGCTTAATAGTGTAATAAGTATAGTTTGTTGTTTCTGCTTCATTATCATCGATTCTTGTGTTCCGGAAAGGATCTCGCTCAACAATATCGAAACCATCAAAGCCACCAAACATCGGCGAAGTGAATCGATTGATTTTGGAATCTAAGATATTCTGATATCGGGCAGCGCCCTTACCAATAGAATCGAGGGCGTTCCAAGAGTTCACAGACTTCATCGAGCCAGATGTCCATGTGGCGTTTGTTATGCCAGTGGTTGGCGAAGAACCTGTAAAGTTCGAACCGGTTGTCGGTATGACCTCATCAAGAGTGAATACCCACTGAGGCTCTAAGCTCTCGATTCCGCCATATCCTAGCGCCATGGTGTTGCCGAAAGTATCAGACCAAGTTCCAGCAGAAATAACATCTGCGCCGAGGGCGCGAATGTAGTCCGGATAACCTGGATCAGCATTTGTGCTAGAATCTGACTTTCCAGTGTGAAGGCCAAAATATGCATTTTTGAGTGCATCAGCGCCATCTTGGTTTGCCGTTGAGCGAACAGCAGTGCCCGGGAAGACAATCTTAACAACTCCAAAGTCAGAAGCGGTAGCTGGGCCACAGTGTACAAAATTCCCTGCCTCGTGTTTGTCGGCTGCGCCGGCTGTGCGGTCTGGATTGCCCATCAGTAACTCGTCAGGTATAGAGCCACTACTTCGGACAAAACTTCCGGATAGATATATTTGCCCAGTTGTTGAGCCACTACTGAAGTGGAATGATTTCATCCGTGGAGGCCCGAAGACGCCAAAGGGAAGAACAGATTTCGCCGCTGTACGCTGAGAAACTTCTTCTCCAATAACGGCCCTGATATAGCGTGATTTATTTGGATAGTCTCCATATTCACGATATCTCTTCTCGGCGTCATCCCATTTCTGGTATACATCGCCAATCTTGGCAGCGACATAATCCATTGAATTTGGATCTAGATTACATGCAGAGAATCTTTCAAGAATAATCTGGTTTTGATCTGAATCAACTACCTTTCGTAGTACCACATCGAAGGTACCATAGGGAGAGTTGTCATTTGACGATCCCCTAATGTTGTCAATAGAAATCTTAACATTATTCTGTAGCCACTCTCCGTGGCCATTAATGCCAACGAATTTAAACAGTTTTTCCATGCCGTCATAATCGTATACGGTGGTGTCTGTAGATCTATTTTGCGCGAAGAACCAGCCAGTGTGAGCGTCACGATATGCCATCTCTTTATCTGCCGGGCCAACCAAAGAACTGCCAGAATGCAGCGCGAATATGGCTGCATTCAAACTGTCGGCACCGCTGCCGGTAATGCTGTTGTCGACAAGAAATCTCTCATATGTTTCGCCAAGCCAATAGTGAGTAGAAACATTAGAGTCTTCAATGTTTCCTCTAGTGCTATCATTTGCAAGTTGAGGGTTGGTATTGAACACATCGCGAATAAAGTTGCTGCTCCCTTCTGCCAAACTAAATGTAGCATTCTTGGTCTCTGCTTCTGCTGAAGTTAGAATTCTGATTTTAAAGTTATTGCTGCTGTCGCATCGCACAACAGTTGCAAGCCCCTCTACAGCATCTGTTGCAAGAGCGGCGCCGGAAAGTGCTGGTGCGCCTGTGTCCATATAGAATGTTGCCGCCAGAGTTCCAGTAACAGCGCTCAATGTAGGGGAAAATGTTGTGAAAGACGCCGAGGGCGTGGATTCATCAGTAAAGAGGCCGCCGGCGAAAGTTGTGGTAGCTGATGTGGAGAATCCGACTCCATCGGTGATGACATTTTTAAAACAAACCTTAATGGTATTATCTGCTGGAGTAGCTACTTTGTGGATGCCCAGCCCAATAGAGCCGGTGCGGGCGTGATTCAGCGCGAGGGCAATTCTCTGTGCCTGAACAGTTGTAGTCTCTTCGTCACAACTGGCCAAAAGACTGGCGGAATATGCCTTATCCAATACGCCATATGTGAATGTCGCGTCATGGTCTGTATCAAAGGGGTCTTGAGATGACGCCGTAGCAGACCATTGTGTTCCGTCCGGACAATTCAGCGTAATCCGACCCAAGCCGGGATTAAGCGCGCCTGATACGCCAGGTAGAGCAGCGACAGTTAAAGTAGAACAGGCCACAGAGGCGGAAGGCCAGACAAAAAGCCCATATGCTCCACCGTTGCTGGCCAGATCTGTGGCTGGGGTATTAGTTGTCTCCCATCCTGCTAGCCCAGTTGAAGTATCAGCTTCGCTATGTTGGGTTCCCATAAGGCGAACAAAAGTTACAGGACCGACATTGGCTCTTAGATAAGCCTGCGCAGCATATGCTCCGTAAGTTGGGGACGACTTATTCGTTTCACGCCAGACATCATCAACGCCCCCTTTGCCATCGATAGGGTTTCCAAAAGTCTCAACAAATTCCGAAAAAGAACGAACTTTTACAGGGATCATACCTGGTCCTTTTTCTGTTCTCCCGATTATAACGGGACCTACGGCCTCGCTCTCTGAAGGAAGTTGTGATTGATCAACTTCGTTAAGGAAGATTCCGGGGGATACAAATCTAAATTTTCTGGCGTCTGACATTATGTGCGTCTCCTCAATAAACCATTATAGCCTTTTCAGTTAGTAAATAGTATTGTGCCGTGGCAAATACCTTATTCCCTATAAAAACCTTTTCCCTCGTCATTCTCGCCAAGGAAGGTGTTAATATCTCCAACAAGAACTCTTTCTCTAGGTATTTTAACATCTACAACATTTTCTACAATTGAAATTTTAGGCTTTTCGTCATTAACACCTTCGCCCATCAAGTAACCGAGGATCTTGAGATCGATATTGGTCTCGTAACTTCTCTCTTCTTCTCCCATGTCGGCAACATTATTTGTCTGCCCAAAAGAACCTTCAATAAAGCCTTCATAACGATGTCCCTCGTGAGAGATAAAGAAGTTGTTCATCTGCCCTGTTCTGGTGACGAAAGGCTGGAATACATCATTCATTTGTTGCAGATATTCTGTTCTTATTTTCAAAGAATACATCGCTTTAACATAAATCGGGACGGGAAGATATTTTGTCTGGTAAACCACCCTGCTATTATCCGTAGAGACTGAAGGGAAATTGATTTGGCCATGGCCGGTATATGGATCTTCATTAATGTTCCCATATTGCCTTGCAGACCAGGCGTTTCTAAAGTTTGATGTTTTGTTTTGCTGCATTGTTCTGGCCGCCACAACCGTTATTCTTTTTGTTTCTCCGGAGTCAGGGACATGAGCCTGAAACGAGCCCTTGAAGGTGGGATCTTTTTCTACTGAAGTTCTTTCGATTGTTATAAGTGGAAGCTTAAGGACCCCTCTTGAATCTCGAAGATCTTTATCGTTTTTAATCTGAAACGCTCTTTCGGCAGAAACCCATATTATCGGGACCTTCTTCCATCCCTTGTTAGAGTTTACATGAATATTTAGCTCCTCATTCGCAAAACTAAATAAAGCTTTGTCAATTGTCTCCAAAGTCGACGGCATGAACTGGACTTCTCCGATGTTCTCGCTTGCCCCCTCTATTTCTGAGTGTGAATAATCAGGTGGCATCGAATAGTCCCTCTCTTGCTCTGATGCACTTGGCTGAGATCTCAAGTCTGTGATCTATTTGTCCAAACAATTGTTTTGGCTCTCCCAGTGTAATAATTTCATAGTAAATATCTCCATATAATACAAAGTCGCCCTCTCTTACATAAAGATCTTGATCTTCTGTCAGCCTCCTCTTGTGGAAGTGAACAGTAATGCTGGCTTCTTTGTCCAAACCGATGTTGGTATTATACTTTGTCGTGATCCCGTCAAACTCAACGAGAGCATAAACTCGAACTGGCGGGAGAAAAGTTTTCTTTAGTGCTTCGCCATAGAGATCGTGATAGTTTGTCCTCTCGATGTCGATTGGATAATAAACTATGGTTTGACCTATTACTCTCTCAATAAGCTCATCGTTAACCTGCTTAACAAGGTCTCTTTCTTTCTTACCTAAGAACAGCGGAGGGGGAGGCGCTGATGGCTGCTTCCATTCATTGCTCATGTCTCACCTCCTATCCTTGATAAATTAACATTGGAATCTCTTGCTGAACTGTAT